TTCGTGAGATAAAAAAAGTATTCCCTGATATAAAAATTGGCCTTATTGCAAGAGGAGCAGCAATAGATATTGTTAAAGATAATCCTAACGTTGATAAAATCTATGAATATCATAAGGATAGAAAAAAAATTAAAGAATTAGCAAAAAAGCGTGGAAAAGCTCTTGGACAAGTCGAAGAAGACTTGGGTTATGGCAGAAATACACTGTATAAGATAAAAAACTCTACGCCAAATGCTGAACGTATCGCAGAAATTGCTAACTACTTCAACGTATCTACCGACTACCTGCTCGGACGTACGGATAATCCGACTATTGCAAAAGATGACAAGGCAAATGAATATCTTGGTCCAGCTGAGACTGAACTTGTCGCAGCGTTCAGAAATCAGACCCAGAACATGACCGAGGAAGAAAAGGTTCGTTTTAACAAGGCGATTGAAAGCTTGATGGTAACTGCTAAAACCCTGATGGACGATGACAGTAAGTGGAGGTAATTATGGCTAGAGAAATTATTTCCCGTAGACAGTACATCCAACACTGGGATTACGCTGTCCCGGTGATCGAAGCAGCGTCTCGACAGAATAATATTTCACTTGAACAAGTTACTTTTCAGCACATCATCCGTTACTTTGAACAGACTTACAACCTTCATTTTATCTTCTTTGAAAAGGACCCGTTTCCTATGCTCCCTTCAGCCGGTCTACTTAGTTCTGAATACATTAAATATCGAGGGCTTGTCAATAATCCAGATGTTACTTACTTGGATGATATCATCTGTAAACACAATGACGGCTTTACCATTTATAGCAAAGAAAAAGAAAAGTACCTTGTTTATATCAATCAAACACATATCAAAAGACGGATTATCTTTACCATTTTGCATGAATTAGCCCACATCGCTGCCCATTTTAGCACGGGTCGTTCTGATGAGGTCGCCCTGGCTTGCGCTAACAACTATCAGAGCAATCCGCTAGAGATAGAAGCTAACACTATGGCCTCTCTCTTTTATATCAATAATGAGCGCATGGTCTGGCACCTCAAAAACAAGCACTCGTACGAGCAAATTAAACAAGCAAATACAATCAGTGATAACGCTCTTTTTAATCGATTAGTTGATTTTGTTCATTATCGGATATTGAGCTATGATGAACACTTATTGGACGACCAACAGCAACGACGAGTAGCTATTGAACTCGTTACAAAATACAAACAAGGGAACAATATCTTACAACAATATTATGATATTGTTGTGTAATGCTAAAAGCAGATGTGATAGCTGGTACATTGTAGCGAGGTATTGAGAAAAATAAAAATCCATAACCTCGTCGGCTATGGGTAAGAAAAAAGAGTATAAAGATTTTTAAATAGTTATTGTTTTGGAGGTTATTATGAAATTTTGTCCTGAATGTGGCAATCCAGTAGAGGGTTACAAGTTCTGTTCAAATTGCGGTTATTCTATTGCTAACCAAGAACCAACCGAACAAGCTCAGCCAGTCGATAAACCGGCTTCTCCATCTCCTGCTCCACGAAGTAGAAAAACGGACAAAGTCGGACCGCTTGAAATTGATAGGTACAATCGCACTTATCGCATCCACGGTGCCCAAAAAGCAAAAGGCTCATCTGGTCTAGTTGGTGGAGCAATTAAAGGCTCGGTAAAAGCTACACTTGCGGTTAGTACAATGGGGTTATCGTTAATACCGTCATTGGTAAAGAAAGATAAGAATGACACTGATTGGTATTCATTCGAGGATTTAGTATCCTATGAATTGATTGTAAATAATCAGACTGTTGTTTCGGGTGGTGTTGGTCAAGCTTTGGTTGCAGGCGCTATGTTTGGAGCGATTGGTGCTGTCGCAGGCGGTATCGTATCTAAACGAAAATCAACTACAAAAATTTTGAACATGACAGTCCGTGTGACCTCAAACGACTTCACCAAACCAGTCATATTCATTGACTTGATAAAAAAACCAGTAAAGAACACTTCGAAAGAGTACAAAGAAGCAGTTGAAAACGCTCAACGGATCATGGGAGCCTTGGACGTTATCGTTCATAATTCGTAAATAAAAAATCCCCACACTCGTCATCGCCAAATTTTGAGTGTGAGGATATCCTGGATAGTAAAAGGCATTAAAAAGCCCTCTTTACTATACCCATTTTAACAAAAAAGTGAGGTAAACGCAATGTGGATGGAAGAACTTCCAAACGGAAAATACAAATTTTTTGAGCGATACAAAGACCCTTATACTGAAAAATGGAAAAGGGTGTCTGTTACTCTTGATTCTGGATCAGCCAGAGCAAAGAAGGAAGCACAGAAGCAACTGGATGAGAAGATTGAAACGGTACTACAAAAACTGACCACTGCTTCTGCACTCTTTCATACAGTTTTTTCGGAATGGTGGGAATTTCATCAGAAACAAATAAAATTAAGTACGTATAAGACCATGCTTGCAACCTATAACAGAATCTCGGATAAAATCGAAGTTGGTACTAAATTAGAAAATATGGATGTATACTGAAGACTGGACTTACACCCAAAAATATCGTGTCAAATCTATTCTGAATGTCTTTTTTGATTATGCCATTGACCAGGGATTTATTGAAAATAACCCAGCAAGAAAAGCAAAGTTACCTCGAAAAAAACAAAGCTTGGAGCAGATTAAAAACGCAAAGGATAAATATCTAGAACCAAAAGAATATAAAGCAATATTGAAAGAACTTTATCGAAAAGAAATCACACTAAGATATGCTTTAGCCTGTGAGTTCATGATTCTGAATGGTTGTCGTGTTGGTGAATTAGCTGGTCTTACGCTAGACAAAT